TTCAATACCCTGCCTCAAGTTTAGGCACCACCAGAGTCCTCAACTTCTTGCTGAATGATCCAGATGGATTCAAGCACATGCTGAGTAGCGAACTCACGGACGCTGAACGTAAGTATGCCAAGAAGGGAACAAAGGTTGTCCTACGTTGGCACGATGCAGGAGACTTCTTCAGCCCTGAATACATGGAAGTCGCGTTTGATGTGGCCCGACGATTCCCGGCCGTTGAATTCTATGCGTATACCAAGATTGCCGCGGTCGCCCAAGCCTCGAACAAACCCACCAACTTCTTGTTTAACTTCAGCGGAGGAGCGCAGCCTTCTCAAGAAAAGTTGGTCGATTTTGCCAAGACGAAACATAGCCGTGTAGTTCCAAAAGAATTATTTTGGGATTTGATCGCTCGCAAGGGAAACACACTCATCAAGGATGTCCACGGTCGTATGCAGTTTAGAGATGCCGCGGCACTCGATGAATTCAGACACCGTATGGCGCACAAGTATGCCATTGCCGATGTCAGTACCATTATCACCTATGACGAAATGATGAAGAAGCCTGTCGGTACGACTCCTCATTGGAATGTGCTTGTGTGGTCAGGACACGGCGATGATAGTGCCACACGCAAGGATGTTATTGGCACCTACCTCTTACTACATTGAAATTTATGATAACAATAACAGAATTTGCATCCAAAAAAATACACTGTTTGCTTGACGATGATAAAGAAGCAAAGGGATTGAGGATTTTCGTAAAAGGTGGCGGGTGCAGTGGGTACTCGTATGCTATGGCCCTGGAACCTAATGTCGCTGAGGATGATACCATAATCGAAAAAGATGGCATCCAGGTCATTATTGACCCCCAATCCATGCCCTTGATTGCAGACTCGGTAGTAGATTATTCAGATAGTCTTATGGGAGCAGGATTCCAAATTAAAAATCCACAGGCTGTAAAAACTTGCGGCTGCGGTAGCTCCTTCGGAGTATAAGGACCACGATGCCCACGAATCAGTTTTTTAACTTCTTTCCAGAACAGATCACCAGCGAACAACTCTTGGTCGAAGACTTGGTGATCGAAGCCAATAAAATTCATGGCATGGATGTCTATTATCTGCCGCGCGAATCGCGTGACCAGATTGATCGTTTGATGGGTGAAGAACAACTCAAGATGTTTGATCGTGCCTACCTCATTGAAATGTATCTTGAGAACGTGAGTGGGATGGAAGGGGAAGGCGATCTCATTAGTAAGTTTGGACTCGAAATCCGCGATGAAATGACCATGTTGGTGAGCCGCCGACGTTTCCAGTTTACCATTCCTGAATTGACACGACCACGCGAAGGGGATCTGATCTATGTTCCTCTCGTACAGAATTTCATGGAAATCACCTTTGTCGAACACGAAAACAACCAGGCGATGTTCTATACCTTGGGTCGTGGACGTGGCGGTAATGTGTATGTCTATGCGTTACGCATGAAACAATTTGTCTTCTCCAACGAAATCATTCAGACAGGAACCGACGAAGTGGACGATCAGATATTCGAATCCTATCAACTCACCAATTTGGTCTTGACCGCGGGAGGTACCGGTACCTTCGATGTGGCAAACAACGAATTGGTCTACCAGGGGGCCAATCTTGCCTTTGCGAATGCCTTTGGAACCGCGCATACGTGGGATTCTGGTAACAGCACGTTGAGTATTGCCTTGGTCAACGGATTGTTCTCGAATACCGCCAATGTCACGGGCGCGAATTCTGGCGCCACCTGGGTCATGGCGAGCCTGGATACGAATACGCCACTGGATACCCAATATGAAGATCAAGTAGACAACAAGATCATCGAAACAGAATCGAATGCGCTGTTAGATTTCGATGAAACCAATCCGTTTGGAAATCCATAATGCTTGGACATAACCCGTTCTACCACCAGACCATAAGAAAATATGTTTCACTTTTTGGTTCACTCTTCAATGACATCTTCATTGTACGTGAAACGGCAGATCGTACTCAGAAGGAACGACAGAAGTGCCCGATTTCCTACGCACCCAAAGAGAAGTTTGTCACGCGACTCTATAGCGACCCGACCCTTACCAAGTCCATTGCGACCACACTCCCGCGCATGTCATTTGAAATGATGGGATTTCGCTACGATCAATCACGCAAACAGCAGTCTACGATTCGCCATCGCGTGACTAATCCTTTAGATGCCGCGAGTCCACAATCGGGGTATGTGGGCATTCCCTATGAGTTTGATTTCTCTCTGACCTGTTACGTTCGCAATATAGAAGACGGATTACAAATTGTCGAACAGATTCTTCCGTTCTTCTTGCCCGACTATACGATTTCTGCCACGGTGTCCCAGGAACTTGGTATCGTCAAAGATATTCCGATCATACTTAAAAGTGTCACTGAGAAGATCGACTATGAGGGTGCCTTTGCCGACGGCACCCGATTGATTACATGGGATTTTGAATTCACACTCAAAGGCTGGATTTTTGGTCCGACCAGCAATAGCGCCATTATTGTTGGGGTATCTGCCAATATCGCAAACGCCAATGCCGTGGTAACCGGAGGTGTCTATGTCAACATCTATGACGATATCAATAACAAAGTGATTCAAAAAGTTATCGTGAATGGTGGGTCGATTGCCTTTAGAGAGAATGAACCTGTGCGCTCACCAGCGCGGGGCATCACAGGCAAAGTTCTCACCTGGAGTCAAGCCAACAACACCAACACCCTCTATCTTTCTGCCATGAGTGGCGTCCTTCGTGCGAACGATGAAGTGTGGGGGTTGGAATCCGCAGCCAATTGGACTGTGCTGAGTACCGATGTCGCCAATCAGAAAGAAGTGGAAATTCGTATTTACCAGAAGCCGATCACGGCGAATCAGTATACGGATTACGGGTACACAACTTTCATTACTGAGTTTCCCAATACCTTAGTGTAGGAGATTTTTTATTATGGCAAATTTATCTGAAATCCTTGACCTTGACATGCCCGATCTGCCTCAGACGCCTGCCAACACGGTGGTCCTTGTTCCTGATGTGTCTGCCAGCGTCAACAATACGGTCACCGATGATGCAACAGCCGCGCGTACCAATGTACGACTCATGATTGCTCAGGGTACACAAGCCATTACCGAATTGCTGACTCTTGCCCGCGAACTCAAGACGCCTCGTGCCTATGAAGTCGCCGCCAACATGCTTAAGACAATGGCAGAACTCAACCAAGATTTGTTGAGTGTCCACCAACAAGAATTATCGATCATAGACCCTGAACCTCTGTCCGGCAATGTCAACATTGAGAATGCGGTGTTTGTCGGGTCGACAATGGAATTGCAGGAAGCGATCAAGCTCAAGCGGGATGAAAAGAAACTACGCATTATTGAAGCGAAGGCGATCAGCACCGATAACGTATAAGGATTCATATGACTGTTGCGGCGCCGAAAGCAAAGAAACCCAAAGAAAATTTCAAGATCAAGCCTGTCAAGGAGAGGTTTTATCTTAAGAATCCGAACCTCAAGCGGGTGGGGGTCAAGGAACAATTCTCCCAGGGACAGGTAGACGAATGGAGTCGGTGCGCCATTGATCCCGTCTACTTTATCAAAACCTACTGCAAGATCGTCCACGTCGACCGTGGTATCATCACGTTTGAGATGTATGATTTTCAGGAAGAGATCATCGAAACTTACTTCACAGAGCGTAAAGTCATTGTCAAGCTGCCGCGTCAGATGGGGAAGACGACGACGACGGCAGCATTTTTTATCTGGTATATTCTTTTCCAAAGCCATAAGGTGTGTGCGATCCTTGCCAACAAGGCCCCGATGGCACAAGAAATTCTCAATCGTATCCAACTCATGTATGAAAACATTCCTTCCTATATGCAGCAAGGCATTGTGGAATGGAACAAGCGATCCATCACACTAGAAAACGGGTCACGTATTCTCGCGGCCGCGACCAGTTCGAGTGCGATTCGAGGATACTCACTCTCAATGGTCTTCATGGACGAGTTTGCCCACGTCCCTAACAACATTGCGGAAGAATTCTTCACGTCTACCTTCCCTACCTTGTCCTCTGGTAAAGAAACCAAAATCCTGATGGCCAGTACCCCGAAGGGTCTGAATCACTATTGTCAGTTCTGGGCTGATGCAAAGAGTGGCAAGAACGATTTTATACCTGTGGAATACGCCTGGAATAAAGTACCCGACCGCGATTTGGCATGGTTTGAAGAACAACGACGCACCCTGGGAGAACAGAAGTTCCGACAGGAAGTGCTCTGTGAATTCCTTGGTTCATCTGATACTCTTATTTCTGGAGCGACCCTCGCGCTGATGGTGCTCAATAAGCAGAACCCGATCATTAGTGATGGGGGATGGAACGTCTTCGAACACCCACAAGAGGGTCATGCCTATGTCATTTGTGTCGATCCTGCACGAGGATTGGACCAGGATGCCAGTGCCTTCTGGGTGATCGACATTTCTCAGATACCGTACCGTGGTGTTGCTGAGTACCACAATGCGTCTATTGCACCGATGGTGTTCCCAAACATGATCTTCAATGCCGCGGTCAAATATAATCGCGCATTCGTCCTCATTGAAATCAACGACAACGGGCAACAGATCGTGGACATGTTGCATTACGACTTGGAATACGAGAACATTTTCAAATTGGAGTCTTCACAGAAAACAGGGGCGAAGGTCGCCGGGGGATACAAAAAGGGGGTGCGTCTAGGACTTCGCATGACCGAATCGGTCAAGCGCATCGGGTGTTTGAACCTCAAGACCTTGCTGGAACAGAACAAACTCCTGATTCACGACTTTGAAACGATCTCTGAACTCAGCACATTCACTCAACAATTACAGACCTACAAGGCTGAAGAAGGGAAGCATGACGATTTAGCCATGTGTCTGGTCATGTTCGCGTGGCTGGTCACCCAGAAATACTTCCGCGAAGCTCAGGGGTCAAGCCTGGATATTG